AATTTGCTGAGTCAACCGTAGATATCAAAGTGATATCGTCAGATGGGAAAATATCTCTTGGAGATACGGTTTGGGATATTGTCTCAACGTTAGATCTTGAAGATTTAAAATTAGTTGAGGTACCTTGTTCAACTCCCGCTTGTGTGTCGTGGTGGTCAGTATGTATAATAAACATTGGTTTACCGTGAGCAAAGTCAACTAACACCGGCATAACATCACCCTCAGCATCCAACTTCTTAATTGCAAATTCCTTATCACCATATTGAATGATCTCGGCATCTACTACCTTTATTCCGTTTTGTTCTAAATAACTTTTCATACCTAAAGCAGTGGTTACACCATCTAAATCTTGGTGAAAATATATCTTAGCCTCAGGGTATCTTTTAGATAATTCTCTGATGTTTCTTATTCCCGATTCCGTTATTAACTTTTTCTTCATAGTTATAAATAGTTTTCAACAAAAAAAAATTTGCAGATAATAAATTAAAACTCAGAAATGGTGTGATCTCCCCATTCATAATCATCTTCCATAATAAATAATTTGTTATAAATACTACGTAAAAATAAAAAATCCCATTTAATTAAATGGGAGTTCTTTTATTTGTTCTAAAGCTTTGAAATAATTAATTCTTGTTTCGGCAATTTGTTTGTAATTTTCACTTAACTCAATACCTAACCATCTGCGACCCAAAATTTCCGCGGCGACTAAAGTAGTTCCGCTACCAGCGAACGGATCCAAAATCACATCGTTCTTGTAGGATAGTATCTTAATAGCCTTGGTCGGTATGTCCATTGAGAAAGTTGCCTTGGTGAGTGATTTAGTATCTGCAAAGTAATTCCACTGACCAAATACAAGTTCCATAAACTCTTTCTTATCTTTTTCTTCATATACAATTTTTTTCTTTAATGTCCCGTCTTCCTGTTCAATTTCAGTAGGTGTTCCTTTCCACTGAGGTTCTCCTTTAACCTTTTTAATGTGGTGTTTTTTGTATGCCAATATTACACACTCCTTTGGATTATAAATATAAGGCGAGCTACAACTCATCCAAGATCCCCAAGCCGTTGTCTTAGATCTGTGTGGCGATTCTTCTTCTAAATCAACAATACCAAAGAACCCAAATCCAATTTGTTTCATTAACTGATACATTTCAGAAACAAAGAAAATTCTACCACCTTTCTTTTGACGATTGATTTCGTAGGGAATATTCAAGGCAATTCTTCCATCATCTTTTAATACGTTATACGCTTCAGTTAACCAGTTCTTAGCAAATACTAAATACTCCTCAAATTCAACATCATCGTCGTGAACATCATAAGCAATACCGACTCCATAAGGAGGCGATGTACAAATTAAATCAACGGATCCTTCAGGTAATGTTTTCATTACTTCAATACAATCCCCACTTATAATTTTTCCTGTTTCTATCATTATTTTATTTATTTATTTAAATTACACTTGTTATTGCTTGAGCTAGTTTATATCCTGTAAAGGCACCTATTGCGGCCGAACCAGGTAAAACAATAAACTTACCCAACATAGTTTCATATTTCTTCCTATTAACAATATAAGAAATTAATATGTAATAGGCAATGTAGTTGATTAAAACCAAAAAGTCCAACTCTTTTGTGACAAAAACTACAATTGAATTTCCAAGAAATCCCCACATAAAATTAATAAGTGTTTCACGGATTAACTCACCAGGAGTTGTGATCGCATCTAATATACCAATCTCTTTATTAAGACCTGTCTTTTTCAAGTGTCTCAATGTGGTGTTGCAAGTACCATAGGGCTTTTCTGAGGTCCTCAAGTTCTTTATCTTTTCCTTTTTTTCCTGCACGACTTATATATTTTACTGTATTACCTAAACTAAACCCTAATTCCCAATTATCAATTACCTTGATCACCTCATATGGATTTGATTCTCCCCCGTAATGTTGAGGGTGATTTACTTGTTCTACTTTTATTGGGGGACACTCACAAAATACGTTAGCTCCACATACACATTCTTTTTCCATTTTTTTATTTTTTTTTAATTCAAAGTTGTTTATTTTTAATCTTGGTTTTTTTTATAAAATCTTTTATTTTCAGGTTGATACCATTCATCCAAAGATGCGGGTACCCTTGAGTGATATCCTAATAATTGTTGTAATTCAAAACTAAACTCATCAATCCTGTTGTAACCAATTGCTCTTGGGTAATCTAACAATTGTTTCATGAACGATTTACTTACGGTTATTGGAATTGCTCTTCTATGGTCTTGTGTTATATTGGGTGCCGATGAATGCCAAACATTGGCGTTAAAAACTATCATATCACCCTTTTTACCAACGGCTTGTATTGCGTTTTGAAAAAATTCTTCATCACTTGGTTTTTGTTCATCTAAATGAGAATAAGGTAATAGATATGTTGCCCCATTTTCAATTGTAAAATCATCCACCATTAATAAACAATTTAACATAATTGGGAAATCACCAGAATAAAATCTTAAATCTCTGTGAACAATTGCCGAGAAATTTGGTTGATTTGGTAGATTATCTAATCCGCTAAATGAATTAATAATACATTTACCATTAAAAAAAGATTCCGAAAGGAACTCAAAGAATTTTTTACTTTGGATCTCTTCTAAGAACTTAATGAATATTGGATTACTTAATAACGCATGAAGCGCAACTCCATTAGTTTGAATATCATTATGGTTATTTAATTGAGTTTTTCTATGCTCAATAAATGCTTTGTCCAAAGCATCCCTTAACAAATCTAACCAATTTTCATCAACTAAATTTCGGATAATTGTATACCCTTGTTCTTTTAACTCTATAATATTTTCTTTTTTCATTTTAAAAATTTTTCACCTGTAATTCTATTTCTAATTATTTTTGCAGGATTACCATAAACCAAAACATTATCAGGTAATGATTTAATAACTAAACTTCCCGCACCAACTACCGTATTTTCACCTATTTCTATTCTATCTAATACTGTCACACCTAAAGTTAATGCCGAATATTTACCTAACTTAACATAACCTCCAGTAATGGAACCTGCGGATATACTGGCAAAATCAGAAATAACACAATCATGTTCTACTTGAGCTCCTGTTGCAAAAAATGTAAAATCTCCTATTACTGATTTGGGGTTGAATATACACCCCGCCATTGCTACTATACCACTCCCTAATGTTACATTATTACCTATTACAACTGATGGATGAATAGCGTTTACAAATTTAAAATCAGGTACTAAAGACGATATTTGAAGAGAGACATTAGATCTTCCCCAATTGTCACCTATAGAAATAACTCCTCCATATATTTCATATTCTTTAACTAATTCAGATAAATTTTCTTGTCTACCAATTACTTTATATCCAAATCTATCAGAACCAATGTCATGTAAAGAATCAATAATACCTACAATATTGTATTTACCTTCTTTTTCAATAATATCAATAGTATAATGTGCTTGGTTTCCTCCACCAATTAAAACTATATTTTTCATTGTGTGTAAATTTCAAATTTAGATAAATCAGGGTATGGTAACTCTAAATCTTGATTATGTTTTTTAGTCCCATCTAAATTATAGAATTGTGTCATCATTAATAATCCTCTTGCCGCTAACTCAGGCATCATATAAAAATTCCAACCTAACATATCAAAATTATCATCATGATATGAACATTCTCTTCTACCACTAAATCGTGCTCTTTTGAACCATAACATTGCCTTATGATCATCAGTTAAAATTGCACCACCCTTACTCAATTTTAATGTTTTATATGGACCTGTGAATGAAAGACACATATGTGTTTTTGGGATATACATATCGGCAGTAAACCTCAAGGCAGAATCCCATACATTACTTGGTGATAGTTGGTAAGCACCTTTAATCATGTCCCCCTCAACAGGTGTAAAATTAACTTTTAATCCTGAATGAATAATTTCACACGGAACTGATGGGTATGTCTTTGAAGGGCAGTCTATTTTATCTGTGGTTAAACTTTTCTTTATATTTTTTTCGTAATATAACGCTAAAAATATTGCGTTACTCATATTATCTAACGCAATTGCATATGGTGATCCGGTGTAATCACATAGTGATTTCTCAAAGTCTTCAGTTATTTTATGTACCCCGTTAGCCATAATAATTATTCTTCTCTATATTCTTTTAATAATTCATCATTTGAAATTGTTCCGTATTTTTCATTAAGACCTTCCATATCAACATCCTTACTCATCATTATTTTAACATCGTAGATTTGATCGGTAGTATTTAAAGATATGTCAATTTCTTTAATAATTTTGTATGGGTCAGCATTTGATCCAGGTCTTCTATCCTCAACATAACCTTTCCAATTTTTTGCAGTATCTCTTGGAATTCTAATTGATGCTCCACGATCTGAAACCCCCCAACTAAATTTATCAATTGATTGTGTTTCAAATTTACCAGTTAAACGAAGATTGTTATCTGACCCGTAAGCTTTAATGTGAGCCTCATGTCTTACTTCAAACGCATTAAATAATGACATAAAATATTTTTCGTTACCATCATTTCTCATTTTATCTGTGGAGAAATTTGCATGAAGTCCAGATCCGTTCCATTCTCCTTTTTGAATTGGTTTTGGATGTAGATTAACCCCATAATTATATTTTTCAGAGATTTTATATAAAAAGTACCTGGTCATCCACAAATCATCACCCGCCTTTAATTTACCTTTTGAAAATACTTGGTATTCCCATTGACCTAATGCAACCTCAGCGTTGATCACTGTAATAT